TGTGTTTACGCGCGTGTTCGGGTTGTTTATAGGTCGAAAGTGCCAATATTTGACACTTTGCGTGTGCGTGGTCGCTGGCATCGCATGCGGAGTGTAACAAAATTCCACGCGTCACTTGCGAGCGAAAATAAAATTGCAAAACTGCACGCATGGGAACACGCGGCCCCGCTCCGACACCAACATCAATACTAAATCTAAGAGGATCGCGACGCGGGGCGCGTCGACTCAAAGGCGAAGTTGTCGGCACTGACGGAACTCCGCTCATGTTGCCGTGCATTACTGAGAACATCGAGAGCAAAAGAATCTTTGATCTCGTCGTGTCACAGATTACAAAGTTGGGCGTTATGAAAGAGCAAGACGGCATCAGCGTAAGCATGCTTGCGAATGAACTCGCTCTCGGGGAGCACGCCGCACACATGGCTGTCAAGTCAGGTGGCGATGTGATCGAGGGCAAAGGCGGGATACCGATGATGAATCCTTGGGCACGAGCGCGTCGGGAGTCGCGCGACGCGGCGTGGCGGATCATCACTCACTTCGGTTTGACTGCTTCGAGTCGGGTTGCTTTACAAGGTCAGAAAGCCAGCGGCGATAGCAAAGAAGACACGATCAAAAACTTGTTCAAGTTCGGATCCTAAGCGATACGACTTGCCCGGCTACGACGCAGTAGCGACTGCGGGCGACGGCGATCACTTCGTGCAATCAAAAGCCGACGCGGCTTTCGCATTCTTTTCTCAGGCGTTGCAACACACAAAAGGCAAGTGGGCTGGTCAGCCCTTCGAGTTGCAGCCGTGGCAGAAGGCAATCGTCGGCAACTTGATTGGCTGGCAGCGTGCGGACGGCACACGCAGATATCGCTCGGCATACATCGAAGTGGCAAGAAAGCAGGGGAAAAGTCAACTCTGCGCGGGCCTTGCGTTGTGGTCGCTGCTCGCCAGCGGCGAGAACAGCCCCGAGGTTTACTGTTGTGCATCGAGTCGAGATCAAGCGGCGATCGTCGGCGACGCTTGCAAGGCAATGATCAGAGCGTGTCCTGCGTTGTCGAGCGTGCTCGAGATCTATCGCAACACGATCACATGCGCAAAGAACAACGGCAAGATCGAGATCTTGAGCGCGGACGCTGGCACGAAGCACGGCAAGAGTCCGTCAACGACAATATTCGATGAGCTGCACACAGCACCGAACAGGGATCTTTATGATGCGATGTTGACTGGCGTGGGAGCACGACAAGAACCACTTACTATTTCAATTACAACTGCGGGGCATGACAAACATTCATTGTGCTACGAGCAGCATCAGTACAGTCAGAAAGTCCGTGCGGGCACAGTTGTCGATCGCGCTCACTTGCCAGTGTTGTTTGGAGCGGACATTGACGCGGATTGGAAATCGCCTGCGGTGTGGAAAGCATCTAACCCCAACTTGGGTGTCAGTGTTGAAGAATCATTTTTGCAGAGCGAGTGTCTTAAAGCGCAGGATTTGCCTGGCCACGAAATCGCATTCCGACAGTTGTATCTCTGTCAGTGGACAGAAACAAAGAAGCGATGGATCTCGCTTGAGTCGTGGGCCGCGTGCGCCGCGCCCGAGATCGACGAGCAATACTTTGCGGGCAAGGACATCATAATTGCATGCGACTTGTCCACCACGACGGACTTGACTTCCGTGGCTGTGATCAATGTCGACGAAGATGAGAATGTCGCATTTCTTTCATACGCATTCTGTCCCGAGAACGGCATCCGCAGACGAGCGCGGGTCGATCGAGTTCCCTACGACACTTGGGCATCGCAAGGATCATTGATCGCCACGCCGGGCGATGTCGTCGATTACGAATATGTGGCGCAGAAGATCCGCGACATCTCCAAGATCGCTCGCTCGGTCAAGGCTGTTGGCTACGACCCTTGGAACGCAACGCAGTTTGCAGTCGGGTTGCAACAAGAAGGTCTGCCAATGCTTGAAGTGCGACAAGGTTATCGCAGTCTCTCAGAAGGTTCTAAAGCACTCGAGGCACTCGTCCTCGGCAAGAAGTTAAAGCACGCCGCGCATCCAGTCGCCGACTGGTGCATGGCCAACACGATGATCGACACCGATCCCGCAGGCAATATCAAACCATCAAAAAGCAGTTCGACGGAGCGCATCGATTGCATCGCCGCGCTCGTCACGGCGTTGGCGTGCATGGTGCACAAAGACGCAGACAACAAAACATCAATCTACGAAGAAGGAAACATGCAATGGGTCTAATCGATCTCATCACACGCGCACTCGGCAAAGCACCGCCTCGATCTATGTTTGAGGACACAACGCCAATCGGTCAGCCAATCGGCGGCGGCATCCAGTCGTATGTAAGTTCGTGGGCGTGGACTGGCAAAACCATTTCGCCCGACAACGCGATGGAGTCGCCGACTGTCTACGCGTGCGTGCGATTGATCTCGCAGACTCTGGCTCGCATGCCGTGGCAAGTGTTGCGCAACAGCGCAGACGGCGCAAGCAATGATGTGACGCATCCTGTGTACCAGCTGCTCAACGGCGAAGCCAACGAGGACATGACATCGTTTGTGTTTCGTGAGGCGCAGATTTCCGATTGCTTGCTTTATGGCAATTCGTTTGCATTCATTAATCGCAATCCCGCTGGCACGCCGATCGGACTTGAGCGACTGCGACCTGACTTGATGTACATGATGCGCGACGCTGCGAATCAACCCTATTACCAATACTGGACAGGCAAGGCAGACGAGAAGGCATCCGAGGAAATCAAGCAACGCAAGTTTAGACCCTACGACATTCTCCATGTAGTCGGGCCAAGCGCAGACGGCATGCTCGGCGAAGCGGCGATCCACCGCATGAGAGATCTGATCGGCATGGAATTAGAATTGCAGGAGTTCACATCTCGATTCTTCGCCAACAACTGTCGCCCCGCTGGCGTGCTCTCAATGCCGGGCAGACTGAGCGCGGAAGGTGCAAACAGATTGCGCGAGGCATTCGCCCGCGTGCATTCGGGCGCACAAGGTGCGGGTAAGGTTGCGATTCTTGAGGAAGGTCTCAAGTACGACGCAATCTCCACCAACGCCAAAGACAGCGACCTCGACAGCATGAAGAAGTTCTGTCGCCAACAGATCGCCGCCGCATTCAATGTGCCGTCGCATCGCGTCGGCGACAACGACGGCGTGTCGTACTCGTCAGCCGAGCAAGCCAATGCAGTCTTTGTGCAGAGCACGCTGGCGGGTTGGGCTGCTCGACTTGAGCAGGAAATCAATCGCAAGTTGATTAAGCGTGGCGACGATGTAGTCACTCGAATTTCGTTTGATGATTTGCTTCGAGGTGACATGTCAAGATTTAACTACTACGCCGTAGCAGTCACAAATGGAATTTTAACTCCCAACGAAATCAGAGCGCGTGAAGGATTGCCAGCCGTCGAAGGCGGCGAGTCGATCCGCTTGCCTCTGAACACGAGCACTCCGACTGCGGCTGCACCTGTTTCGCCGAATGTCCCCACTGAAACCGAAACACAGATTGAGCCGCCGCAGTCGGATGTTATTGCAGCATCAGTCGACATCGACCCGACAGAGTTAAAGTCGACCGTCAATCCACTTGACCGTGCAGTTGATCTTTTCTATCCGTCGGCTCTCGCAGCGATGACGCGATGCACCGAGGCAGAAGCGAAGTACCGCCGAGGCTGTCGCAGCGCGGCAAAATTGCAGGCTTGGATACCCAATGTCGAACGCATCGCCAGCGAGATCGCACCGATCATGCGCGGGCTACTCGTGCTGCAAGGTCACGACGACCGCGCAAGCGACGGCATTGCCATCGCCAACGCATTCGCCGAGTCGATCAAGACCGAAGCACGCAATGCAGACTGGCACAACACAGGACACACCGAGACGGCCGTGGCTCTCGCCACGCGCCTGATTCAAGAACTCATTCAAACCAACAAGGAGCAACTATGAGCAACATCGAAACCCGCAAGGCTGGCGCAGTCCGCATCGAACAAACCGAACCGCAGCCCGGTGAGCCGCTGCGACTCAACGGCATCGCCGCGAATTGGGAGCGATACGACATGGGCAACTGCTACGAGCGTCTCGAGCCGACATGCTTTGACGCATCGATCAAAGCCGACGGCGACAAGATCGCTTTGCTTTGGAACCACGATACGGCAAAGCCGATGGGTCGCGTGAGCGCAGGCAACCTGAAGGTCTATGCAGATCGTTCGGGTCTGTGCTTCGAGTGCGATCTGCCCGACACCGACACAAGCGAGGAAGCGCACGCGCTGGTGCGCGCAGGCATTGTCACGCAGTGCTCGTTCGGGTTCATCTGCCTAAAGGAAACCTACGAGCCACCTGCCAAGGGCGAAACCAAAGGCACGCGAGTTGTGCAACTTGCCAAACTTCTTGAGGTATCCGTGGTCACCTTCCCGGCGAACAGTTCGACCAGCGTCGAGGCTCGCGCCGAGCAACCAAAAGGGAAAAAAAGAAAAATTTACTTGCCTCCACAATTTTGATCTAGACCCCTTGCGAGCGAAAATTCGCTTGAGATAATGGGCTGCATAACTGAATAGAGCCTCGACCGACGCTGCCTGACGGCGATCGATCACGAGAGCGGACTTCCGCGAACTCCCCGAGAGCACGCTGGCCCGATGCGTACTTAGACCTTCCGCATTTTGCTGCGTGTTTTCTTTTACACGCAAGGAGTTTGAATGAACGACAATCAAAAGATCGATCGCAGCAGCGATCAATATTCCGAAATTTATCAAAACTATCTTCGACTTGGTCATCGCAAGTTGGATCAAAACGAAATTCGCGCGCTCAGCATTGCAAGTGGTGGAACTGTTTTGCCTCCGACAAGTTGGGCAAAATTTATTGACAATGCAATGGCACAGGACGCAATTCTCAGTCGCGTCCGTCGTGTTGAGACTACAACTGCATTTGTTCAGCCAATCATGACGACTCCGCCAGCAATCAACACTGGAGTCGCTGAAGCAAGTCTCGGCGCGACTGAAGCAGATCCTGCTTTTCTCAAGCCATATCAGGGCACAAGTGGCACGACTAAGTACACATTTAGCCTGAACAAGATCACATCTTGGCTCAAAGTGTCAAACGAACTCTTGAGCGACACCAAGGCCGCCGCAGATATTGAAACATACTTGCGCCAAGAATTAGTCATGGGTTTGATGGATGAAGTCAATCGTCAAATCTTAATGGGCGCAGGCAGCACAGAATGCCAAGGCTCATTCAACAGTGCGAAACTTTATTCCCGCACTGCGTCGACTGGCTTTGCGACAACCAACACCATCAAGGATGTGATCAGTGCCGCTTGGCTTTCAAGCGCAAGCACCTTTTCTCCATTGCCTTATGAGAGTTGGCGCAACTGTGTTGCCGTAATCAATTCCCGCACTATGGCATCATGGGATCCATCGGCGTTCCCAATCTTGTTCCCAACTATGTCGGGATCAATGAAAGAGGGAACGACCTACGAAGGTTTGCCAGTCATCTATCACCGACTCTCCACTGGAACTCCTACGACTGGCGACACGATCTGTCACTTCTTTGATCCGAGCAAATATCTATTGGCTACGAATTTCAACGGATTTTCAGTTGCTCGATTCGACGAGTCCCTTGCCGACAACGATCAGGCATTGTTCGTTGCGACAGTTCGCGTGGACGGCAGCATTTTACATTCTTCGGGCGTGCTCAATGTGAACCGCTCTTAAAACTTTTTCACAGACATTCACCGTCGAGCGTGCGTGTCTGTTGCCCCAGCGTTGGGGTAATCGACTCTCGCTCGGCACAACAATAAGGAATTTTTATTATGGCAAACGATAGTGGATACAAGGCACTTGTAGAAAAGATGGGCGCTGTGTACGCCGAAATGAAGAAGATGTGCGACGACGCGAACGATAGCGGCGAAGGCATGTCAGACGCTCTCGAAGCGAAGTACAGCGCGTTGAAGATGCAATACGCATCACTCACAGCGCAACGACAACGCAGCGACGAACTGATGAATGTTGGCGCAAGTTTTAAGGCTGACGCTCCCGAGGCTCCTAAGCAAGTTCGACATTTGCCTGGTGCTGAGAATGCATCCAGCAAGTTTGGTCGCAACACCGACACAGACGAATATCGAAACGCTTGGGGTTCATACATTCGCTCTGGTGAATATACGAATCCGCTAGAGATCCGCGCAATCAGCGAGGCTTCAGGCGGCACAGTGTTGCCACCACTCGAGTTTCACAATGCGATCACCACTCGTCTCAAGACGATGACCGCCATTCGACAGATTGCCAAGGTAGTAACCATTGGCAGTTATGCGCGTGAGTTTGCCGTTGACGATACAGCGGGTTCTGCGACATGGGCTGCGGAAGCCGCTTCGTTTACGGAGACTGGTCAAACTTTCAAGAAGGTGACTTTGACACCTGCGAAGTTGACTGCTCTCTTGAAGGTCTCGAATGAACTCGTCGAAGATGCTCCAGCGCGTGGCGCAGGATTCAGCATCGAGTCGATTCTCACCGAGTCTTTCGCTCGTATGTTTGCTCAAGCCGAAGAAACTGCTTTCTGTGCAACTTCAGCCGTCACCTCAGGCCCGCAGAATCCTCTGCTGTCCTCAGGCGCGGGCATCACCACTGGCAAGACGACTGCGTCAAACAGTGCAATCACAGCTGCTGAAGTGATCGATTGGGTTTACTCACTGCCTCGTCAATATCGCGCAAATGCCAGCATCTTGGTTCACGATGCGACTCTCGGCAAGTTGCGCGCGCTCGGCGCAGTAGGTGGAACTGTGAATTACTTCTGGCAAAATTCAGGCGCACTCGGTGAGCCTGATCGATTGATGGGCATTCCTGTTTACGCATCTGCCGCAATGCCAGTTATGGCGACGACTGCAAAGATCGGCGTGATTGGCGATTTCGGAAACTATTCCGTTCTCGCAGAACGCGGCACTTACAGCATGCGCGTCTTGAAAGAATTGTATACGGCGAGCGGACAGACTGGATATATCGCAAGCACGCGTTGCGATTTTACTGTGACGCTAAGCGAAGCATTCAAGGTTTTTGCTTGCGCCACCTAATCACTGAATTGAATTGACTCAACCCTCGGCTCGCAGAAATGCGTGCCGAGGATTTATGCGAAATGTGAAGATGATCCAAGGAGTTGTGACAGCGACTGGCGTTCACGCGCCGGGCGAAGTCATCGCCGTCGACGAGCGCACAGCGATCGAGTGGCTCGCACTCGGTTACGCCGAGCGTGCCGACTCCGACGATGTGCAGTGTTGCTCGCGGGCCGTGCCATGCAAGGCTGTGAAGAAGGGAGCGACACCGCGATGAGCCGAAGCAACGCCGCCGCCGCGCTATTGTTTCGCCGCAAAGGCGACGGCTCCACGCTGAATTTGGATTTCACAGGTGGCTCTTTGGATCCCCGCGTGGTGCTGACACGATCAGCCAACACGGCGACCTACATCAATTCGTCGGGCTATGTCACTACGGCCATGGCGAATGAAGCGCGCTTTGATTACGACCCAACGACGCTTGCGGCAAAAGGGCTTTTGATTGAGGGAAGCGCAATAAATTTATTTACTTACAGCGCAGATTATACAAATGCCGCGTGGTCAAAAGGTGATATTACGGCTACGGCGGCAAGCGGAACAAGTCCCGAAAATGTAATACAGCAGTTTCTATTTTTGAAAATGGGACAGCCTATGCAGAACATATTTTACAACAAAGCCGCGCTGTATCAACAGGAAATGTATATACATTTTCTTTATGGGCAAAAGAGCCGACATCAAAT